GGTCAACCAGACGCAAGCTGAGCGCAATCGGGCAGAAGCGATCAACACCACGATCGAGACGAAATTGAAGCCCATCGAGGTGCAGAGCAAGATTATGGCGGCCAACACGCAGAATCTGCCCAATGACGCAGAATTGGCCTCCAAAGAGTTTGATAAGCGGGTGAAGATCGCCGAACTGATGCTAAAAGAAGCCGACATCAAGAACAAATCGAAGATTGTTGAGATGCAAATGGCGGAAAAGCAGAACAAAATCAGCGGTATGGAAGAGGATTTCTTGGAAGAATTGACCAAGGAGCTGTCTGGTGGACGTTGAAAGCCTAACTAAGCAGTTAATCCTGCAAAACATGACGCCAGAGCAGCAGACTGCTGTTCTGGACTCGGTTCGTGCAACGCTTCAAGAGGCCAGAGGCAACCAAAAACGACGGGTCAGTGAGAACGTCGGCATGGTGGTCGATGCTTTGAAGAAGATTGAAGCCGACATTCGGGCAAAATACGACGATTTAGGCCAAAAAATTACCGATCGGGTGAACTCGATCCAAGATGGACGCGATGGCGTCGATGGATCTGACGGTCGTGACGGCAAGGATGGCAAAGATGGCCGTCCAGGACGTGACGGCAAGGACGGTCGAGACGGGATGCAAGGCCCAGCTGGCCTGCCGGGCGAAGATGGGGTGTCGGTAACCGACGCTAAGATCGATTTCGACGGATCTTTGGTGATTTCGCTCTCAAACGGGCGTGAAATCAACGTTGGTGAGGTCGTTGCGCCCGACTTGGCCGAGCGGATCAAGGTCATCACCAACGGTGGTGGCACCTCGCAGGCGGTGTTGGATACTTTAGCGTCGCTCCAGCAGCAGATTAACGACTTAATTCCTAGCCAGACGGGTAATGCAGGCAAGTTTCTGACCACGGATGGCACAGATCTGTCGTGGGCAGACATTGCCGGCGGTTTGGACTATCAAGGCACCTGGAATGCCTCAACTAACACGCCCACACTGGCCTCTAGTGTTGGTACCAACGGTTTTTATTACGTGGTGTCGGTCGATGGATCGACCAATCTGAACGGCATTACGGATTGGAAAGCTGGCGATTGGGCCATTTTTAACGGTACCGCATGGCAAAAAATTGATCAGAGCTGGGCCACAGCAGGCGCGAACGACAATATCACATCGATGACGGGCATTACAGGTGGTATTTCTTCACCTGATTTCATCCAGTTCGATACAGGTGCTACGGTTACCAACGCAGCAGGCCGCCTGTACTGGGACAGCACGCAGCAGACGCTAACTGTTGGCTTAAACGCCAATATTGCAGCGGACGTGGGCCAGACGCTCTATGCGTACGTGACTAACGCTGAGTCAGTGACGATCACTAAGGGTCAACCGGTCTATATGTTTGCGGCGTCTGGTGATCGGGTGTCAGTCAAGCTCGCATACAACACGGGTGACGCCACATCGGCCAAAACTTTGGGTGTTTGCGCTGAAAATATCGCTGCAGGTCAGGCCGGCATGGTCTTGTGCCAAGGCGTGCAGGATGGTCTGGATCTGAGTGCTTATAGCCCAGGCGACACGCTCTATTTGGGCGCCACAGCGGGCACGTTAACAGCTACTAAGCCCTACGCACCCAATCATCTAGTTTATATCGGTGTGGTAGAGCGTGCTAATGCAGGTAATGGCCGTCTGTATGTGCGCGTGCAGAACGGATATGAGTTGGATGAACTGCATAACGTTTCGGCACAGAATCCATCTAATGGCCAGACGCTGATTTACAATGCAAGCACTAGTTTGTGGGAGAAGAACACCCTAACCGACGGTACCGGCATCAATATTACTGAGGGTGCTGGGACGATTACGATTGCTAACTCTGGTGTGTTGAGCGCCGTAGCTGGTACAGGCATCTCTGTATCGGGCGCTACAGGCAATGTGACGATCACCAACAGCGCGCCAGACCAGACAGTGGCACTGACAGGCGCTGGAACGACTAGCATCAGTGGTACGTATCCTAACTTCACCATCACGTCGAACGATCAGTACACTGGCACGGTCACAAGTGTTACTGGAACATCCCCGGTAGCTTCGTCTGGAGGCAATACGCCAGCTATAAGTTTGGCATCCGGCTATGGTGATACGCAGAATCCGTATGCCAGCAAAACGGCTAACTATGTCTTGGCCGCGCCTAACGGGTCTTCTGGTGTACCAACATTTAGAGCCATTGTTGCTGCTGACATACCGACACTAAACCAAAACACCACTGGTTCAGCCGCAACTTTAACCACTGCCAGAACTATACAAACAAACCTTGCTAGCACATCTTCAGCTTCGTTTAATGGTTCTGCAAACATTACGCCAGGTGTGACCGGAACGCTGCCTGTTGGCAGCGGAGGTACTGGTTTAACCTCTATACCTCATACAGTAACTATCTATACCAGTGGTTCTGGAACTTATACAACCCCGGCAAATTGCAAAGCGATACTGGTTGCAATGGTTGGGGGCGGCGGCGGCGGAACTGGTGCATCAACTAGCGGTACTGCATCCGGCTCTGGAGGCGGCACAACAACTTTTGGATCTTCGTTTTTAAGCTGTACTGGCGGCGGTGGTGGGATACCGGGGGGCAGCGCTAGTGGTGGCAGTGCATCCGGGGGAGACCTCAATGTTACCGGCGGGCATGGAACTGGACAGGGTTCAATTCACATTAGTATTTATGGCCAACAAGGTGCAGCGTCGTTTTTTGGCCAAGGCGGGCATGGGGGGACAAACGGATATGGAAGTGGCGGTTCTGGAATACCTTATGGCTCTGGCGGAGGTTCTGCCGGCACAGGTTCGACCGCACAAGTTATTGGTTCTGGTGCGGCTGGCGGTTATTTAGAAAAAACAATTAATTCACCTTCAGCAACGTATTCTTATGCGGTTGGCGCTGGTGGTTCAGGTGGCTCTAGCACTGGAAGTGGCGGAGCTGGCGCAAGTGGTGCGATTATTATTTACGAGTATTACGTATGAAATACGCAATTATTAAAGAGGGTATGGTTGTTAATGTTATTGAGTATGAAGAACAACCTTCAACTCCACCCTCAGGCTTTAGTGACGGGCATGAAGCTATTCCAGCCGAGAATATAAGTGTTGGGTGGGTGTATGTAGACGGTCAATTTACAGACCCAAACCCAATTATTTACGAAACACCTGAAGCCACATCTTTAACCGATATGATTTTAAGTAATCCAGAAGAATTAGAGAAACTTAAAAAAGCATTAGGTATTTCTTTATGACGCCTGAACTGCAGCGCTATTACGAAGATCGGTTTGCCATGATGACCCATCAGGGCTGGCGCGATCTGCTGGAAGATATTGACTTAATGATAACGTCTTTAAATAACGTCGCTACAATCCAGGACGAAAAAGATTTACAATTTAAGAAGGGTGAGTTATCTATCCTAAACTGGCTGAAAACCTTGAAACAGGTCAGCGAAGAGGCATACGAGGCACTCAATGAGAAAGATATTTGAATTTCTCTGCGAAAGCGGAGAGCGCATCGAACGGTTTACCGAATACGAGGATAAGCTCGTTCGTTGCAATTGCGGCAAGACGGCCAGCCGCACCATATCTGCGCCGGCGTTTAAATTGGAAGGGTGGTCGGGAGCGTTTCCTACAGCTCACGCAAAGTTTGATAAAAGCCACCGAGACAAGCTAAAATCCGAGCAGAAGGCGAACAGATAAGCAGAAATGCCCTGTTCATGTTTAATCCTGAGAACCAAAAGATGGCAGGAAAAGGAACTTCGACATGTTGATTGACCAAGAACCAGAGATGCCTAGTGAGTTAGAGGCAGAGGAAGCAAAACTACCTGAACTAGCAGCGCCACAAGTCCCAGAACTACCTGACCGCTATCGCGGCAAGTCGATCGAGGACATTGTCAAGATGCACCAAGAGGCCGAAAAGGTCATTGGACGGCAGGCGCAGGAAGTCGGGGAAGTGCGAAAACTTGCCGATGAGCTGATTAAGCAGAATCTCTCGTCAAAATCTCAACCTGTTGAGCAGGTAGAGCCTGAAGTAGACTTTTTTGATGACCCTAAAAAGGCGATTCAGAAGACCGTTGAGACACATCCTGATGTTGTCGCTGCCCGCCAGGCGGGTATCGAGTTCAAACGGATGCAAACGCAGCAGCGTTTGGCGCAAGAACACCCTGATTTCATGGAAATCGGGGCCGATAAGGACTTTGAGACATGGATTAAATCGTCTCAGGTACGACTCGAACTTTATGCCAGAGCCGATGCGCAGTTTGACTTCGATGCGGCCAATGAATTGCTGACCACCTACAAACAGTTGCGTGGCATTAAGCAAAAGCAGGTCGAGCAGTCCGGCAAGGAGGCTCGCCAGCAGACGCTAAAAGCAGCGCAAGTGGACACAGGCGGCACCGGGGAGAGTTCAAAACGCGTCTACCGCAGAGCTGACCTTATTCGGCTGAAAATGACCGATCCAGCTCGATACGACGCGCTGTCCGAGGAAATTATGGCGGCGTACCAAGAGGGCCGGGTCAAATAATTTACTTTTGACTTTAGGAGTTAAACATGGCAACCGCATTTAGCCCAGCAAATAGCGTAACAACAACAACCGCAGCAACGTTCATTCCAGAGATTTGGAGTGATGAAATTGTTGCGTCGTACAAAAAGAACCTCGTCTTGGCCAATTTGGTCACGAAGATGAATTTCCGTGGCAAGAAAGGTGACACCGTTCACGTTCCTGCCCCAACCCGTGGTAGCGCCTCGGCCAAAGTAGCAACCAACGCTGTTACCCTGATCGCTGCGACTGAGTCTGAAATCCAGATTCTGATCGACAAGCACTACGAGTACAGCCGCCTGATCGAAGACATCGTCGAAGCCCAGGCTCTGAACTCATTGCGTCAGTTCTACACCAACGACGCTGGTTATGCACTGGCTCGTCAGGTAGACACCGATCTGATCCAGCTTGGCCGTGCGTTCAATGGCGCAACCGTTGGCACCAACGACTACGCCACTAGCAACACCACCACCAAAGCCTATATCGGTTCGGATGGCACAACTGCGTACAACAGCACCAGCTCCAATGCTGCTGCGCTGACTGACGCTGCAATCCGTCGTACCATCCAGCGTCTGGATGACAACGACACCCCGATGGATGGCCGTTTCTTCATCATCCCACCATCCAGCCGTAACACCCTGATGGGTCTGGCTCGCTACACCGAACAAGCATTCGTCGGTGACGGCAGCGCCATCCGTAACGGCGAAATCGGCAACCTGTACGGCATCCCCGTGTTCGTTACTTCCAACGCCGAC